CATTTCTTCACGAACAGCTCTTCTTGTTCTTTGAAAAATCTGTGGGTTATCTGTTAAGAGTCCAACCATTTTACCAAATAAGTCTTGAAGTAACCTTCTCTCATGAGGAGGAAATACAGGTCGCTCAGTCTCCATTTTATCTAATATACGATGGAGTTTTGCTAACTTAGTTTTATCAGCTAATCCAGCACGAACAAGAATGTCAAACTTTTTATAGTCTTTTTTATCTACTTTCTTAGCTTCGAGTATTGGCTTAGTGCCTTTAAAATCTAATAAACTTTTCATTGAATCTTTACCTTAAAAATGTTGAGTATCGTCTAGACGCTGAATATGAGAACCTTCTTCTTCAAACTCTGGTTCTGCATCAGCTGTATCTTGTACTTCAACTTCTGGAACCTCATAATCTTGATAACCTGTGTTCTGATTAATCTCATCAGGATTATTAATTTCATCCTGTGTCATAGGATTAATATCAGCAAACATGTCTTTTGCAATTTCTGTTTTCTTATCATCTAGTCCTTGAAACGCTCTTTGTGATAAAAGATTGTCTAGACTTTCTGAAGCATCTTTAGCTTGAGCTGAAGCTACTTGGTTTATAAAATCAACTATTTCTGTCATAATTTTTCTCCGTTATTCTTTATTTATGCCGGCAAACTTAGATACATCATCATCGAGTTCTGGTGTTTCTGATTCAGTATCGTCAGCATCCTTTGTGTTATCTTCTGGTGGAAATTGACTAGCATCTACTTCGCTTTGGCCAAATGTAACACCACTTTCTTGTTCATCTGCAATCTCTGTGTCCATTGTTTCAATTTCTTCTCCAGACATATGCAGAACATTTTTCTTAACCCATTCTGTTGAGTAATAACGACCAATATATGGGTCTACAACACTAAGAAGATTAACTCTTTCACGAAGCAATTCAGCTTCTCTTAGTTCAGTAAAGTTATTATCTTTAAGATAGTCATAGTAAATGTGTTCTTTCATGTGACCCCAATCTTCTAGGGAACAAATGCCTTTAAGCACACATTGAGTTTTTAAAGCATGGTCAAATACTTGTGAAAATTTATTTCTTAATCGAGTTATAAATTTACCAAACTTAACTTCATCTCTTGTTACTTCAGTTGACCGACCTAAACCAATCATACCTCCGCTTGATGGTTCCATTCTTGAGATTGGAACATTCAAAGATTGCATAAGTTTATTCTTAAAGTATTTTACATCTTCTAATTCGCCAAGATTCTGACCAGCAGGCAATGTAGTAATCTCTGTTCCTTTGCCACCTTCTCTACGAGGTAACCAGAAATCTTCTAGCATTGACATATGTTTTCTGTCGTCTCTTAACTCACCAGTTGATGCATCATAAACCATTTTATTTCTATACTTAACCATTACATCTTTTAAATATTGTTCAGCTTTACCTTTTGGTAAGTTACCCACATCGATGTAAAATATTCGTCTTTCAGGTGCCCTTGATAATCTATAAATTACAATAGCATCTTCAACCATTCTTAATTGATTAAGTGGTTTAATTGCCTTATGTAAATATGAAATTACAAAAGTGTTCTTTGCATCCATTAGTCCAGAATTAACATTAATAATGGATTCAGGAGATATCTTTAGACCAGAATTTACATTTTGTCCAAAAGATTGTGTTGATTGACCTTTATCATTATAAACATAATACTCGGCCATTGATTCTATAATCATTGCACCGGTTTTAGGGTCTTTTACTTTCTTAACTTCACGCACTTTACGAATCTTGCGTGGGTCAATGTATCTTAATTCTTGAATACCTTCTTTAGGTTTGTTTTCATCGACAACAATATGATAGTAAATTCTACCATCAATGTACCATCTCTTAAATAAATCATCAGCATAGTTATTAAAATTTAACATTGATAATACATTGTTAAACTCTTCTCTGATTTTTTTCTTTATTGAGTCTGGTTGTCTGAGGTTGTCTAGACGAATATCGACAGATTTGCCGGATTCATCATGTGTAATTGCTTCGTTGACAATATCGTCAATGGCCATTTCCATTTCTGCATGGTTTGCCATCTCCCGATATCTAGTAATAAGTTCTATCTCGTTACGAACCGAACCTTCTAAATCAAGATATGTACCATAATGAGCATTACCGCTAACGGTAACAGCACCATCGTCCATAGTTGTACTTGGTAAAGTAAAGGAAGGCTGTTTGGACGCTGAGGTTTGCTCAATGTCCTTTTTGCCGAGCGTAAATCCGAAAAGTTTAATCGCCATAATTTATCATCCTATAAAAAAAATAGAGATGGCCAGAGAGGCCATCCTATTACAACACACCGTCTTCGACTGACTCCCACCATTGGTATGATAGAGTAACCGAAAATTCTTCCATTGTATCATTTGCACCCCAATCAACATCGATTGGTGTTAAGTCGGTTGGAAATAATCCGACAAAGTTATATTTCTTAAGTGCATCACCCGCTTTTCCAAACTGCGTTACCTGACCATCAACGGAATATCCGCCTGGTGAGGTTGCAACTGGATTTCTCACATTAAGAGCATGACTATTAATACCGTTCATCCATCTTTCGAAGGCGTTACGGACACTAAAGTCTTCATCATTAATGACTGAGATAGTCCAATCCATGAAGGTTCTATTTCCTACAAATTTAAGTTCACGACCAAAGTATTGAACTGGTACAACACCGAGCGTAGCGCCCGGTAGTTGTGCAGTTTTACACATGAAGGTCATTTTTTGTTGTGCGTTTCCAGCATTAGAAAATGCAGGAAAAGGCATAGAAACTTCAAAAAGATTAGGACGAGCACCATCACCAATCATTTGACTTCTAAATTCGTTTACATTAAATGCCATTTAATTTCTCCTGTTTAATCTATTTATTAGAATTGTCCAACGACTTCATCGAATGAAACGCCGGTTCTAACTGCAACAAAGTTTAGTTGAATGAAGTTGATTGACCTTGCTGGTTTGATGTAAATATCACCAACAAATCTGTTACTATCAATTACTTCGCCTGTATTATTTGATTCATCACAAACTACTCTAAAGTCTGTAATTCCTCTACGACCTTGAATATCTCTTAGATATGGTTCAACAAGACTCACAAATTGAGCTCTAGTGAACTGGTCATTAAATTCGAACATTGAGAATCTTGCTGCACGAGCAATTGCTTTCTCAACTATGATAAACAATCTTCGAACATTGATTCTATCAAAGGCAGATGGTTTGGATAACAATGTTTTGTCACCAAATAATTGTGTGCCTTCGCCTGGGAATGTCATGACTGGATTAATACCCTTTGTATAAAGAGCATCTCTTTCTGCTTTCTTAGGATTCCATGCAAGTTTTAATACATTTCGCATGATGCCTCTGTTAGGACCAGCAGGTGAGAACCAAGGGTCTCTTTCGAGGTCAGTTCTTGCTGTTAGACCAGCAGTATCGCCATTAGCAGGTACCCAACGATATACATCATTGTATTTGTCATATTGATATTTCCAGTTACAATCCATAACTGCATATGAAGATGATGTTAATAAATTTCTAAAAGCAACTGTTGTTGTAGCGGGAGCTACAGCATTTACTACATCTGCTTTCTGTGGTGAAATATATGCCATTGCATCTTTTCTTGTTGCAGCTAAATCAATTACTTTAGCAGCTACTGTTGCACCTACACTAGGTCCTGCCATTATCAAATTAACATCGACTGTATCTGCATTTGCAAATTCATCATAAGAAATTACTGTGTTAGCAGCAGTAACTCCTGTGCCGGCACCATTTGTTAATGTATATGTAGTTTGTGTTGTTAAGTTTGTGAATGCTTTAGCTGGTGTAACTGTACTTCCCCAATTACCCGAAGCTAAGTTTGGTGCAACTGGATGTGCCATGTAACGAACATATCGTGATTGTCTAGTAATAACATCTTTATAGAAACTTGCATTACCTGAATCATCTTTTGCATCTGAAGCTTTAGACATGAATGGAAATACTTCTAGAACTGTATTAGCAACTCCATCTGAGAACTCTCCAAGTCTATCAATAACAATAGCATGTATTTCATCAAAAGTAGAACCAGCAGCTGCTGCGTATGTAGAAGTTGTAGGTTGGTCAGAAAAGTTTGCTTTATATGGCCAAACAACTGTGGTGTTTGCCCACTGAGCCACATCACAAATTGAAACTTGTAATGAATTACCTTTAGTGCCAGGATATTTTGCAGCGTAAGCACCCCAAGTGACAGCGCCACTTGAATAAGCTGCGTCATATGAAGCATCATTTGGTATGTAAACGCCCGGAGCAGCTAAAGCTGTAGTCGTAACTGTTGAGTTAAGATGTCCGCCTTCTCGAATTCGAACTGTTTTTAAATTACTTGAATATGCTAGAAAATTTGCCGCTGTGAACCAGTATTCATAATTAGTTGAATCAGGTTTGCCAAAAGTACTGACAAGGTTCTGTTCATCTGTTATAGTTGTTATCTCATTAACTGGACCCCATACGGCTTTTATAGCAATACCACCAATACTAGTGGCGACTGAAGGGACAATTGTAGTCAGGTCTATTTCTGATACATTTACCCCTGGTGAGAGCTGAAATGCCATTTGATTACTCCTCTTATAAATGGGTCAATAATTGTTTGAATATATATTTTTAATTTATACTCTATTTAGTGTTTTAGAAAGTTGAGGTTGGATAGTCTTTTACTAATTCACTATTCTTCCACAGGTCACCCTCTGAATCTACCTCACTCTCTACTTCTCGTCCATCATCAAATACTCCGACAGGAGTTAATTCTTCATTTATTAACATGTTTGCTTCTGCCAGCAATTGTTTTCTTACATCCACATCTGTTTCATCTCTAAACAATGATTGTGCAGTCAACCATCCAAATAAAACTAAACCCATAACTAGGTCATCGTTATTGCCTTCTTCAGCACCGTAAGAATCTCTCTGTCGAGCAAAAGTATTTAATTCAGCAATAGTGTCAAAATCATTTAATATAAGTTTATCATTTTCAATTAGTGTTTTTAAGTTAGCACAACCAATCTTTTTAACAGTCTTTGTGGTTCTAACGCCAAATGTAGTTGACCTTTTAAAACCACCAGATATAGCTTGTCCTTTTATATGATGATGTTCTAACTTGTAAATATTTTCATATTCTAGGTCATAGTGTAGAATGTCTACAACTTGTTGACCAATATTATTTGTTTCTATTAATGCATATGCATCATTATACATTGTACCTATTTTATAAATTACTGTTGGATAAAACAACAATGGTAACTTATTATTTCGATACTTTGCAACTTGTTTGTATGGCGTTTCAGTTACATCTATTACCATTATTGCTGAGTAATCTAAATTAACTCCTTCAGCACAATCAACAGCCGCAATATATAAATGTCCTTTTTGTGGTTCCTCATATATATCTAAACCGTCATCTGTACGGATTGGATTATGAAATGCAAGACTTCTCAATTTACTACCAGAAATTAAAGTTGCACTTGAACCAACAAATTCTGTTTCAAACTCAATACGAAATTGTTCTTCACTTGTATTTCGTATCGTCTCATCTTTCCATTCTGCATCTCTACCTGGCACCATTGACCAGTGGACTTCGAGTGGTTTATATGTTGAGCGTTTTTCTTGTGCATCAACCCACATCTTATAGAATAGATTCAACCCATTTGGTGTTGAGACTATAATTACTTTAGTAGTTGAACCAGATGATATCACAGGATATGTTGACTGGAAAAACTCTAGTGCCATGTTATGAGGTACAAAAGCAAACTCATCTAAAAATACTAAGTTGTAAGTACCGCCACGAACACCAGAAGCTGATGTTGCATAAGCAAATATCTTAGAACCATTTTCTAATTCTATATTACCTTTATTCCAAACTAAAATGCCTTGTTGTAACCATAAAGGTAAATATTCGTAAGCCTTTTGTAATCTTCCTAAAATTTCTCTAGCAAGAGAACCTTTGTTAGCAAGAATACCAATAGTATAATCTTCATTAAATAAAACAGACCATAACATATATCCAACCGAAGTTGTTGTTTTACCACATTGTCGTGGCATCTTTGCAATGTTAAATCTATTTTTGTGAAACGACCTGACCATATCTTCTTGGAATGGCCACATATCAAAAGGTACTAAACCTAAATCTACATTAACTATTTGAACAAAATTCTTAATAAAATATACTG